GCCTTTATTCTACTAAAAAGATTTTTACGCATGGTTGGTTTGGTGTAATTTCCTGCTTTATTTACTGTGCTTTTACTACGAGCCATTATTTATTAACCTAATAAATTTGTTTTACCATAAGGATAGAGTCTTTCGTTTCCACCTTTTGAAACATTGCCACCATCCATCATTTTTTTCTTGCCGTACATCATACCGCCACCCATCATTTTAACACCTCTACCCATTAAGATGTCAGCTTGAGTAACTTTACCATCTCCGGTAAGATCAGGAAAAGATTTACCACCTTTATTCATCTTCTTCTTTTTCTTCATTCCGTACATTTGTATTTCTCCGTAACATTTTATTGGTTTGGTTTATTTTTGCTTGTTCAATCTTTTTATCTAATTCTTCAAGCTCTTTGCTATCGTTGTTAGGTAACAACTATTAACATTTCCATCGTTTACGAGCTTGCCTTAATCTACTGTTAGGATCTTTGGCAGCTTTAGGAAACTTTTTCATTTGTCCTGCGGATCTTGCACAATAACTCTTGCGTCTTTTAGCAGCCTTTGATCCGGGTTTAACTTTACCAGTAACAGCGGTTTGTAATTTACTACCGGGATTTTTTCTTCTATATGCTGCTACACCTTTTTCAGTCATGCCAGCACCTTTTTTAGTTGGGCGTTTATGCCCTCCCTTGATAGTCAAACCAGACATATCACTTTTTTTTCTTTTTTTCTTTTCCGTCATTTGTTAATGATCCTTTTGGTGCTGATGCTATTTCCATATTTACACTAAACGACCTACGTTCTCCTTCAGAATAAAACGGATATACAGTATGTAATAACTTTGAAGGAAACAAGTAAAAATCACCTACTCTTGGTTTAGCAACAAATCCTGAACTTTCCATCCAATTAGGTGATCCATTACTAAACTGTATATGTCCATGTGAAGGGTGATGATCTTTATAATCTTCTTCACATTCTTCTTCAAACTTTTCTGGTAAAGCTAAATAACCTACACAAGATATTGAACAGTTTGTATGGATGTGCATTGGATTGTACTCATTTGCGTATTGTCTAACAAACCAACCATTTATAACATTTAATTGATAATCTACATCTCTAGGTAAACTATCTTCTACCATTTTTGCACGTTCAAAACAATATTTATAATATTCAAAAATAAAACCACCAAGTTCACCTATAAATACTTTACTTATAGCATCTGTAAATCTTGTTTCTTGTTTTACTTTACCAACTAAATAATCTGAGTGATCTGGTAAATCATCATCAATATGAGAATTTAATTCTTTAACAAATTTATCTGATAATTTTTTATAGGCTATAACTGGTCCAAATGGAGTTAAAACTTCTGTATCAGCTATAGGTTTAAATATATTACCATGAACTTGCTTTTGTTTTTCTACTATGTTCATTTTAAAAACCCCATTTTGTTACTAAATAATTTTGAACTAATGCGGTCTTTATTAATAATTCTTTAAATAAAACTTGCTCTGTGTTACTCTGTAATAATTCTAAATTTATAGTTGCAATTTCTTCTAAATTTTTTAGTACAAATGATTGTTCATAAGTAATATTAGACTCAAACCAACCTATAATATTTTGTCTACGCCCACTAATAATTGGTGTTACTTTGTGTGGATAGATAATTGGAAAGATTACTATCTGACCCTTACCAATATTGTATGCTATCTCACCTGCTTCTGTTTGTAAAACAAAGTCTCCACCCTCATAGTCATCACTTAAACTTATAGTAAAACCATAATTGTATAACATTTTACTATCAGATGATTGAAAAGAATCTACATGGTAATCATAAAAATCATTGGTGTTGTAGTTATTGTAAATTCTATTTTTTATTTTTGTAGGTGCATATATTTTTTTAATAGCTTTTTTATTTTTAAATATATTACCTATATATTCATCTATTTTTGGAGTAATTAATGTTTCTTTGTTTTCTTTTATACTGTAAACATTACTTAACTTTTGTGTATTTTTACCATCTACAAAATTTTTATTAAGTCTTGCAATTATACTATCTGTTTCTTCATCTGTAAATAATTTATATATCATTATTTACCCCACGCTTTTTTCAAATATGATTGAACTAGTGTGGTTTGTACAAACTTTTCTTTATTTTTTTCTTTTAGATGTGCTTGTACGTCATATAAATTTTTTAAAATAAAAGATTGCTCATACGATACATTTGATGAAAACCAACCTAATATATTTTCTCTTATTCCTGATGTAACTTTATTTACACCATGCGGATATATAATTGGGAAAACTGCTGCTTCTCCAGAAGCCAACTTAAACGACATTGGTCCTACTTCTGTTTGAAGAAAAAATTCTCCACCTTCATACTTATCTGTTAAATTTATAGAGAAACCATAGTCAAAGTATACATTGTTTGATTTTGGTGTTGCTCTAAATGAATCTACATGAAGGTCATAGAAGTCATCTTTTTGATACTTATTATAAAAATTTACTGATATTCTATTTGGACAATAGACTGAATCTATAAAATCGTGATTATAAAAAATATCAATTAAATATTTTCGTACACTTTCTGGTACACCAAGTATTTCTTGATTTTGTTTTACACTATATATTTTATTTAAAGGCTGTGTAAAACTACCATCTTTGTACTTTAACTTCTTTATTGCATTTGTGCAATATTTAACATTCTCTTCTGTAAGTAATTTAATAAAAAACATTTACTATTCCTCTTTAATTTGAACTCAGCAATGAGGGAAAATATGAGGGGTTTTTAAGGAACCCCCCGAAACCTTAATATAATACTATGTACCAGTTGAAACTGTAGCAGACTCAACAGGGTTTTTAGAAACGTCAACTAAAACAACGTGAGCACGGAATCTCCATGCAGTAGTTTTAGTAGAACCACCATCAATAACTAGAAGATCTAGTGTATCAGCAGCAGTTACCATAGCTGAATCTGTACTTTGAGCACCAAAATTGACAGCAGTGGTGCCATTAGAGGCAGCACCATCAACAAAAGCGTCAACATCACCACCTGTAATACCCACATCAAAAGTGATTTGTGCATTACCAGATGCTTCAAGAATTTCGATACAACCACCAACAACCATTGTGTCAGCAGGTAGATCTATTAATTGAACAATGTCGCCTTGCTCTAAGTCTGTATTGTCAACAGCATCATAAACTGGAGAAGTAATAACATAGGCTTTGGCAGCACCAGAAGGATGACCTACTGTTCCTGCACTGCTATGAGTTGCATTATATGTAGCCATAATATATACCCCCCTTAAGTGTTAAGATCAGGAACACCAGAGAGAACTCCAGTAAATCCTGTTCCGGATGGTCTAAGAACTTTTCTTCCAAAGACGTGTAAACCACGCACAATGTCAGCAAAGCTGTTTGGATCACGAACTACTTCTGTTTTAGCAATATGTGATGCAGTAGCAACTGCACTCATATGACCAAAAAGAACATTAGTTTCACCACTTGTAGATGATGGTCCAAAAGTTGCTGTAGCAGAAGAACCTGTGGAACTAACTGCAATAGCATTAGACTGATAAAGTGTGAACCCATGAACTTGTCTTGCTGTAACAGCACCATTCAAAAGAGCAGACTGATTTTCACCAGTTACACTTGAATCCATCAACTTAGCGTCAGCTTGACGAAGTATTTCAAAAAACTGAGGAGGTGCAACACACCATCTTCCTTCTTCTGGAACGTCATTTTCGTCAAGTAAACGAGCGGCTGTACTAAGGTAGTTCGCACACTCATTACCAGTATTGCATGATATAGCAGAACTAGCAGCACCTAAGTTAGTTGTATCTGTAGTTGCGTTTGAGTTAATGTTAGTTAACACGTTAAAGTCGTATTGCCTTTTAAGAGCATATGCACCAGAAGAAGTTGCCAAAGACTCAAAATTAAGATGGCTGTGTCTTTCTTCAATGTCATCCACTCTGAATGAAAAAGCATTACCTTGATCTACAGTAAGAGTAATTTCTGTATCTGTAAGATCTTGTGGATTTAAAGTTGCTCCACGTTGATAAGCAGAAACTGTGATTGTCGGTTCCTTGATTATCTTAACTGTGTCGCCAAAATTTTCTATTTCTCCAGCATAGTCGGTGTTAGTAATTGCTTCTACAACCGAAGATCTACGGAAGAACTTGAGAACTTTTTGACTAAATATGCTAGGAACGAAAGCCCCATTGACGAGGTTGTCGTAACCAGCAGCTGTACTAAAAGCCATAACCTTTCTCCTTTAAAAAGTTATCTGATTGATATTATTGTTCTCTGATTCGACCTTCTCGATTTGCTAGATCAATTTCTTCTTCTAGCCTCACAAATTCATGCGGTTTTAATCGAGAAATCTCTTCATATGTCCAAATCTTTTTTCCTTGATTTTTATCTGTAATGTCTTGCGAAGCTGTAGTTGTTTTTACAACTTTTGCAGCATCACTAGGTTTTCTAGATTTAGACTTTGGTTTACCAATACCCTTGTCAAGTTTATAAAGGTCAATAGTCCTCACGGCCCATCTAACATCTGTGGCATTTTTAGTGACACCTTCAGCAATATTATCAGGTTGATCTTTTAACCATTCAGTAAATTCTTCACTATCTTTCAGTTCGAGAAAATCTGAGTGATGGTTTAAAAGTTCTCTCTGTGCATTTTGCCTTTCAAGCTCAAACTCTTTTTCTCGTAGAATATTCAAATGTTCTTCAACATCTTGTACTCTGGAGTCTGTTTTCATACTTGCGATAGTTTCAATAACGTCATAAACATCAGGATTTTCTTGTTTAAATTTTTCAATTTCTTCTGGTGTTTTTGGCATTACCACATTTGATTTTTTATTTGTTTGGAGTTGAGTAAGAATTTCTTCTTTTTCTTTTCTCCATGTAGATAATTTTGTATCGTAATGTGATTTTAAATCATCATATCGCTTTTTGTAATCATGCTTGGTGCCTGTGGTTTTTTCTGGTAATTCTTCGTTACTAGTTTCTGTAGATCGCAATGCGTCTGCTTCTTTAGTAATTTCTTGTTTACTTTCAAAAACCCTATCTTTACCCATATATGGTGTTGGGGTAGGCGATTTCTTTTTTGGTTCCTCTATTTGTTGATTTGTTGTATCAGTCATCTTCACCTCCATGCAGGGCCACTATGTTGTGGGTAGCTACTGTTGGTATTAAAGACGGGGCCAGACGAGGAGTCTAGGTAGCCGTCAAATTCTTTATGCACTCATTGAGTGGGTTTTGTTTTTGGAACAGGAATTATACTCTTTAGCATATTTACATGATCTAATGCTCTAACATTAATATTTGTTCCCGGTCTAAAATAACTTGTTTCTTGTTTGCTACTTGAAAATGGATTCTTATATTGCAGTTCTAGTGCAAGTATAGGATAATCTTTTTGTGTTAGTGCTTTAAATGCTCCGGGCATTTTATTCATAAAACCACCTTTTCCACCTTCTTTACCCATTCCAAAATTAAAATACACATCTCTAACAAATCTTTTTGCCTTTGGATTTTGTATATCATATTTTTTACTAAATGTAGCTGCTTGTTCTACCGCTCTGTCATAAATTTTATCTTGTTCGGTTGAAACCTCTTCTATACCAAAAGGTTTGTTTACTTCTGCGTTTTTAAACTTATGACCTTTTGGGAGAGCCTCAATATTAACACCAAGAACTGTACGATTTCCAGTATGATCTAAATAAGTCAGTAATTGATTTGTTTTTGCATCGTATGTTTTATACCTTATATATTTCTTTATGTTTTTTTGTTCCATCAATTTTTTGTTTTTTAAATCATATTCGGGATTAAGTCCATAAGTATGTAAATCTTCACCATAAGTTCCTGCTTTTACTTTTTTCCAAATTTCAACATTGCCACCTGTCAATTCGTAAGCTGCAACCTTATCTCTTTCTTCCTCAGTAACATCACTTAATTGCTGTGGTACAATATCACCATCAGCAAAACTAAATCGAGCTATTTCAGGATTTTTTTTTTGAGCCATTGGCTGCATAAAACCTGCTTGCTGTTGAGGCTGCTGCATAGCACCAAGAGGAACAGCATTACCAAGATTTTGTAAAACCGATCCTGTGATTGGTGTGTTAAGAAATGCTTCTTGTGGGCTTGCTGGAAAAGCATTGGCTCCTATTCCTGCTCCTGCTAAAGTTGATTGTACTTGTGGAAGTATCTGTCCACCGATTGCTGCTTGACGAACAGGAACCGAAGGATTGTTAGGATCTCCCATAATTCTTCGTGGTTTATCTAAATTATCAGGACTTATTCTGCGAAGAGTATCAACAAAAGGCGTTGGTGTAGGTTGTGCTTGTACCATATAATCAAACTGACCTGATTTTTCATTGAAGATCATGCCTTTGTCT